AAGGGTTAAACTTGGTGTCCATAAATCCGTCTGTTCCGTTACCCGTAATACCTGATGAATTATGCGTTACCGTTCCGGCGAATGTTCCCCTAAATCCAGCATCTGTATCTAGCGGGTTCATGAAGTTCCACTTGTGAGACTGCGCAGCACCGCCACAGAATGGATAAACCGCGTCAAACTTGCTTGCACCAATTCCATTGATAACCGTTTCAAGATTCGCAAGTGCCGTTTCAATGGTTCCAGAGAGTGCCGTACCACCCGCTTCTACCGCTGTAATAAATGCTGTTGCTAATGAGCTGCCCGCAATAGAGTTTGTAACAGACGAATTAGTAAACGCACCTAGTTCATTACCTGCACCGTCTAATGTGTTCCCTGTTCCTGCGTTATAACTTCTATCAATTGTCTCACCAGATGCTGCACTGGTAGCCATTGTGAACGTCCATGTGGTACCTGAACCAGCAACACTTGAAACCGCCCAATTCGATGTATTCCTTCTAAATGACCAGCCCGCTGTTGTTGCCGTTACGCTTTCGCTAAATACTACCACAACCGTTCCCGGTGCACCGTTAGGAACAGTCGCACTTACCACCGTTGGGGCAGTTACATCACCACCGCCAGCCATAGCGTCTAGTTTAGCTTTCAACTGTGTGAATGTCATCTTATACGCTAATCCAGATCCTCCTGCCTGTCCCCATGGCACTAGATCGCTGTCCGCAGGTGTTGAAGGTTGTGCCGTTAGCTGATTAATTTTTTTTGCCATTATGGTAAAATTTCAGGTACTTTAATTCTCAATTCTCCTGTGCTTGTTTTATACAATTCGTTTCCAGTATATCCAGCCGCCTCCGCATCTGCATCGTCATCGTATTCCTCTAGTCCTTCCAACTTTAAAGGTTGTGCCGCCGCCGCAGTTGTTTCTGTGTGTTTATATTCCGATCCTAATAATTCTCTAAAGTCCTCCCATGTCATCACACCGGATTTGGTGAATATCTTTTGTATCGTTGCTTGTGTTATCATGCGAAATCTGCACTTTCAAAATCTGCACTTTCAAAATCTGTAAAAGTTGAAACAGAAGATGAAAACCTCGGCAGCGTTTTATAAAGCCATTGAATTATCGAACCTCTAGGGAATGAACCCGTTATACTTATCTCACCAGTTAACATATTCACATCATCACCTAGCGCAGTTTGCCCCGCACCATCCACAAACAAGTGCGTAACCGTTAACCCGCTGGAAACCGCAGCAGGGATGATAGTTTTACCACCTATCACCTTTTCGGATCCTGTACACCTATATTGAGCCCTTGCTATCATCCGCTAGTAATTTCTGCCCCTGTCCCGTCTTCTATAAAGTCTCCCGTTCCATCCTCTAGATATAGCGAAGTACCTACCACGCTATCCACGTCAACGTATAAGATCCTAATGTAAAGCCCCGCCGTCATAGCAGTGCCGAATAGCATTTGTTTCGTTGCTGGATTGTATTGTACCTGTCCAGGCCCGTAACCGTCAGGAAAGATAAAAACAGGTATTGCTCCCGTTGAACCGTATTCAACCAAAAGGATAGTAGCATTGTCGCCAAAAGGAAGCGTCAAACTCACCTCACCACCCGTTGCGGTGTATTCATATACCAATATCTGAGGATTAGTATTAGCAACCTCAGTACTCGATACCGAAACCGGGCCTGTCACCCTGAGCGAATAGGTGTAATTTGAAAAGGTTGTAGAACTCCCCGCGATGTTGCATTCCTCTACTAATACGTTGGCCTCTAATACTTTATAGCTTGTTTCCTCTTGTACTGAAAACTTTACTAAAAACTTCAGTTGGTTTAGTTGCTGGCCTAATACGTCAAAAATTGTATAAAGGTTGCCACTTGGGTTTATCGTTGTAATACCCGATCCTGAGATGGTAGCTGAAAGCCTACCGTATTCGTATTCCTTCCACACTCCGCTAGATCGTGGAGCAAGTTCTAACAAGTCGGCAGTAGTGGTTACATTGACATCCTTAGCACACGCCACAGGATAGTATACACTACCTATTTTCGCGTAAAGAATGACTGCTTTTGGTTGTACCGCCATTTATTCAAAATTATTCAAACTCTATTAAATCTTATGCAATATTTTTAAACATCTTTTCCATAAATATTACCAAAACTGTGATCTGGATATGCGGCAACTTCGCTATCTACGTCCGTATCGTACACCTCAATTAAATTGCCTTTCCAAGTGGCCGCGCTGAAATCAATCTCACTAAGGTTAGCCAACATAAAAAGTTTAGTAGGTGCATCATCAACTAGCTGAAACCTGTTCATTAATCCTATTGGGTTGCCTTCGTTGTTCTTTATTCCGAGCATGGTAACCTCTAGCCGGTTTCTGTACCTTTTATTTAAGAGCATGTGAGCAATAGCCTTGTGTCGCTTAAAGGTGAATCTCTCGGTGTCGAATGTTTTTCGATACCAATTGTCCCCGGTTAGGTCATTGTCAAAGAATAAAGCTCCCTTGTGTGAACGGTTGTTAGAATCGTCTAGGTAGGTTTGCTCTTTAAAGTTGTTCCTTACGTCATTGGTTAATGTGTATCTGTCGAAGTCACCCACAACGCCCGGCAACTTAGATGCTTCCCTCACACCAAACTCTATATTTTTGAAATCCACCTCAGTATTAACGATGGTAGAATCACCGAATAGCCATATTTTTAACGTCCCTCCAGCCGGGAGTGCTTTACTTTTTATGGATATTGTTTTCCAATCTTGTTTTCTCTCAACCGATGTATAAGGTATGTTGATGTAAGTTCTTAGGCCTCCGAATCCAGTAGAGGTAACCCAATTTCCGTCCGAATCAAGATAATAAACTATGCCACCTGCGGCCTCTACGGACACATTACAAGCGAGTATGTTTGCAGGTGTTGAACCGCCCAAAGGAAACCTAATGTCAAAGCCAAAGTCAACAGAATCGTTTACATTCATGTATGTAGGCTGGCTCATAAGTACATGATCCTGAAAAGCTGTTATTTTTAGCTTAACGTAGTTATCAATTATATTCCCATCTACATCTTTTTCCTCCACCCTGTAATTTTCGCCAGTGGCCGTAGTAACTGAACCAGCAACACCTCGGTAATACGTCCAACATTCTACCGTATATGTATTAGTAGTGGGTACAATTAAATCACCACGTAAAAACGTTTGATTGCAGATAATTTCGTCTGGGAATTCATAACGGTAATCAACCCTAGTTTCTTTGCTCGGCCTTCTTACCTGCCTTAACATAAAAGGCTGGATAGGCTTCATATCTTCGTTAACTCCTACTAATGTGGTAAAGGATTTACTAAACGTAGAATTTGAGAAAGCACCCCTGATAATTCCTGAGATGTTCCCAGAATGCAAGAACTGTTCTTGGCGTACAAACCACCATTTACCTAAATATTGGTAAAGAGTTTGACTCCATGACTTGTTTATCTTTTCAACTATCTGTTGGTTATTGTCCTTTTCAAATGTCTTACCATCAATATAAACCTGATTCATTGGATGCTGCCCGCTAGCGTCATTCATTCCAACGTAGAATAGATGGTTAATGATAGTAGTCCCTAAGAAAGTCGGGATAGGTGTTGAACTAATGGCTGTACTTAAATAATCATCAATAGCACCGAGGCCGTCAATGGTTATCTTTGGATCTTCGCTTATCTGTCCTAGCCCGTCCGTTGCCCTTAAGGTAATGTAATGGTTTGAATCTGTCCAATCTTCCTGAAAGTCATCTTGCATTAGCCAACCTATCCAGTACACAGATGCGTTAAAAAAGAATTGTACTTGTACCGCGTCATCATCGCCGAATAGAAAGTCATCCAACTGTACGTTGTTAGATACTATCTGTAATTCCGCTTGCTGTCCCCGAATAGGTTTAAAAAAGTCGTTATCTTGGTTGAACTCTCTTAAAACAAACGGCCTTACACCCGGATTAAGGTAAGTTACTCCCCCTGAATAGTCTTTAAAAAAGAAGTAAACAATACAGTCATCCCCCTGAAGGGTTTTGAAGTCGTACTGGTATTTTATTGCGTAACTCAACTTTTATTTGGCAGTTTGAGAATGTTTAGTATATTTGCCCTTGTAGAGCTTTTTGGCTTTGCACATATCAAATTCCTTTAATTTCCCGAAGTTTTTACTTTGGGATTTTTTATTACCCTACCCTCCTTATTTGAGCGTTTCCGGCGTTCATTATGCCTACAAAGTCGGTTCCCCTTCCTGTTAAGTTAACTTGTCCGCTTAACTGTAAACCGCCACCTGATAAACCGCCAAACGATGGCGCGGCCACACCTCCTAAGCCCGATAAAGCACCAAAGATTCCACCAAACCCTTTAACAGCAGCACCGCCGATAACCGTACCGCCAGGAAATATTGAGTTTAATATAGCAGCAAGTATTGCAGCCTTTGCAACGGTTAACGCAATTTGAACCACAAGAGCCTTGAATGACTGTGCCAATGCCTTGCCTACACTCTGTCCGTTTTCCAATGCACCAAATACCGTTTGAATTGCAGGTGCAAGGAACTCGTTAAACTGCCCTGTAATCTCTGCCGTCTTGTTCTTAATTGCCTCAAGCCCACCAATGGCATTTTGCACCTCAGTAGATGGGATGATATTTATTCTGCCGTTAACCTTTAGTTTACTAAAAGCCTCTTGTATGTCCCTTACTACTTGGTCTGAGAAAGCACTACCAAAGTCTCGTGTTTGGTTGGTTAGTGTTTGTAAAGATCCCGGTACGTCAATGTCAGGAACTATCTTAATACCTTTAACGTCTTTTGCGGTTGCATCTTCAAATATAGATCCAAAGTCTAGTTTGCTTACTATTTGCTCTGTGCCGCCTAAAATTGCGTCTGCCTGCTTTCTGAAGTTGTCTATAATATCCTGAAACGCCTCATCAAATGTTTTTTTGGTTGCAACAACCTCAACACCTATTGCGATATCACCCCTAAGCCCTTGTTGAGCTTTACCCAATCTTTCAATAAGGTCAAGCTCATTCTTTATCTTGTTAGCGTCCTTATCTCTTTGTTGTGCGCCCTTTACCTGTGCATCATTCAGCCTTACCAAGTCTTCTGCATACTTCTTAGCAACCTCTCTAAGTCTTTCCTGTTGGGATTCGATGAATATTTTTCCTAAAAGGCTCTTTACATATTTGTCGTAGCTTTTAGTTAATTGGTCAACCGTTACCCTTTCGCTATCAAGGCTTTTAAAGTAAGTAGGTGCCGATTGGTTCAGCTTCTTTAGGATCTTGTCTTGGTCTTCCCTCCTACCTGCCAATTGAGGGTAAAGATTCACCAGCAAACTAATGTTAGCTAGTTCATCACTTATGCCCTCTACGCTCTTTTTTTGCGCCTCCGTTAATTGTTTTGTTCCTCCTATAAGAGCATTGAACGCCCCACTCAAAGAACCGTATTTCTGAATCAAAGCCGTAACGCCTGCGGTAACTGCACCAAAGGCAAAAGCTAATCCAGCAGGGCCAAACAAAGAAGCACCCAAAGCCTTTAACGCTGCACCTGTACCGCCTGAAGCCCTTGATAATGCAGTAAACTGGTCTAATACGATTGGTAAGTTATTCTGAATGGCAATAAACCCGAAAGGAAGGTCACGAGCTACTTGTCCGAGTGCATTAAGTGAAGGAACAGCATTAGCAGCCTTTTGCGCCCCATTTGCAATACCACCGAGAGCATCCCCAGCAGTCTTTGCTACTGGCGGTATTTTTCTCAAGTTATCGTAAAATGATGGGAATCCCTTACCACCTACTTTCTCAATAGTAAATCCAAACTTCTTTACTTCCTTTTCTAACTGTTGTACGTTATCAAATAAAGATGGGAAGCCCTTGCCGCCTATTTTCTCAATAGTAAACCCAAACTGCTTAATTGTGCGTTCAGCTTCGCTAACGCCTTTTTGCAAGCCACTAATATCTGCGCCTATCGGGACGCGTAAACCTTCGCTCATTTTAACGATTCAAAAAGTTTTTTAATCTCATCCTCGTCCGCTTCCTGTGGTTCATCCAAAGGCCATAGCTCCTCCGGGCTGTTTATCTTTGAGCCTGCCGTTTTAGCAATAACATACATGATGTTTCTGTTTAGCTTGCTCTCGTATATCCTAGCCCGGTGAAACCCTCTAGCCATTAACTCAAATTCAATAGGTGATACAGAATAGAACTCGTTAGGTGTTAAACCCATTTCATAGGCCAGTATCTCTACCTCTTGGAAGTCTTTTTTTTTCCTTCGCCTGCTGCTTTAATTAACTGTGATTCGCTCCATACTTTAACCACTGAGGCAATGGCATTTATTTTCTCTGTGTCACCTATGGATGATTCCACAAAGTCTACCATGTCTTCAAATGTCAATGAAGGAACTTCGTCTTTTACAGCGCAGCTATTCATATACCCTGAGTAAAGTACGTGGGCTATGCCTATTTCTGTTATTTCATCCCCATCGAAGCAATAATTCTTTTGGAACTTATCAGCCAGATATCTAGCCGAATACATACCAAACTTCAATACTACATCATGGGAATTGATAGTAATTTTTGTGGTATTCATGTTTATACAGTTATATCAACGATTCCATCAGAATTAAGAGTAATTGAAAACTTTACATACCCTGCTGATTCGCCTGTAAGATCCAACTGAGTGATACGCGCATTGAAAGAATGGAAATAAGCAGCACCCAAAGAAGAACCGCTAACTACTGGATTCTGTACCCTTACCGATACGAGTGTTTTGTTTACGAAAGCCGTCAACAGTGCGTTGTAACTTACCTGTGAAACCGTTGGTGCAGTCTCACAAACAGCGTCAGCCGTAATTGTGTACTTAACTGAACCTACCGCCGTTAACAGTCCGCAATCTGTGTCTTCCTCTGTTACGTCTACTGAACCAGAAACCGTCTTGGATTGAACGCAAACGAGAGTCTTGAATGAACTACCGCCCGCTACATCAATTTCAATAGGTTGATTTGAACTTAATACTTGTGCCATGTTACTTTTGAATTAATGATTGTGTGAATGTTAATATCTTTCTTGTTATGTATTCGCCTTCAGTATCTCTTTCGTTTAGATACCTGGTTGATTCTAATTGAATATGTCCAAAGGCAAAGTCGTTGTCTACTAGATTGCCGCCTATCATCGGTAATATCCTGTCGCTCACCATGCCGGAAATCTCATCAACAGCATCGTAATTCTGATACTGGTTCTGCCTAGTGAATATTTCTACGTTTATAGAGGTCTCCCTTATAAATAGCGTATCGTTGGCCTCGTTACTTTCTGTTATACTGGAAATCTCTATAAAGTAGTCAGGGATGGTCACTAGTATAGGCGGCTCATAAACAGGTAAAGTATAACCATTGTATTCTATACCCGCCAGAGCAGCCTTGTAAGTCCTTCGTAATGATTTGCTAGCGTTCTTCACCTTTGCTTTCTGATTATATTCCTTAGTGAACTAATAAACTCCGGCCTGTGCTTTCTTATGGATGGGAACAAAAACGGCTGTGGCTTTATACCTTTAGTCAGGATGATAAAGGCTATAAACTTTGCCAGTTGCCTTTCCATGATAGCCTGTTTCAAGAAACCTGCTTTCTGGAATTGTCCCTTCCTTTTACCGCTTCCTACCTTCTTTATTTCGGTTGCTGCAATACCCTTTCGCTTTACCCAACCCGTAAGCCTGTCAATCATCTGCTCATAACTTCCCCTACCCTTTTTACCCTTTGCCGCCTGTGCTATCTCTCTTGCTTCCTCTGGAACGCTTACATACCTTTTAGTGCCAAACTCGATATAGGGAGCGTATTCCTGTTGAACCACAATCTCATAATCACCTAACTTATCATTGTCAATGATTATCTTGTCTCCAAGAAATCCAAAGTCTCTAGGTGCAGCCATCTTTGCGCTTTCTTGAACATTTACAGCATACACCTGCGCGGCGGTATCTATCTCGTCAATCAACTCCGCACTACTTGTTTTTAGCTCTTTAATAGCTGCTGCAAACCCTTTTGTAGTAATCTTTATCAAATCACCACCTTTTTATATAACCTTGAATTGAGTAACCTATGATGCGGGAAGTCCTGAATGCCTGCCGTTTTATCTTCATCGTAGTTCAGCCCTTTATTCTTATACTGCCATGCAACTAATACCTTTATGTCGGTCTTTAAGTCTTCAGGGAGCGATATAAACCCCGCTTGATATGTAACCTTAAAACAACCGTTTCGAATCTTTAATGTGTCCCCTATTAGTGCATACTCTGAAGGGTCTACCAATGTCCACTCAATAAATGAAGTCAGTTCATAAACGGAAGTCAAAGAAGCAACCGGAGAATAAGGAAGCTCTATTTGTTCCCTGTCCACATCTACAATACTTTCTAATGTCTTTACACCAAATGAAAGTCCTGTGAACTTCTCCAAATGCCTTCTAGTACTTTTACCCAACTCAACGAGCAAAGTATCGTCATCGGTGAAGTCCTTTATCCTGAGCCAGTTCTTAATCTCCGTCAAGGAAACAGGCTCCGCTACCATATCTGAAATAACCGTTACTTTCATCTGAATGTGTATTTATTCGGCACGTCTGTTAACCATGCCTCAAATGCTTCCAATTCTTTGTTAGGGTCTAGTTCCCTACTTCTCTCCTTAGCCTTTTTGCTGGCTTTCTTATACTCTTTCGGGTCGTCTAGTTTCTTAATAGCCTTTACCCAACCGTCTATATCGTCCCTGTCTACATATATCCCCGCGTCTGCACAATTCTCTTTTAGTCCTGGTGTTGGGTTGCATATAACCGGAATCCCTGAACTCATAGCCTCTGTGGCTGTCCTTCCCCAACTCTCAAACTTGCTAGGCATTATTAGTATCCTAGTTTGCTCGTATGCCCTCATAATGAATGGCGTATTATCCATTATCGTTACGTTGCTAGGTTGGTTTATGTGTTGTCCTTCGCTAGCTGGCTCTGAGTAACTTCCTTTCACACCTAAGAACTGTTTTTCTGGTAACCTAGTAGCTATCTCCCTCAGTATCTTTCCACCCTTGTTGCCGTCTAAGTTTATGAGGGTAATAAATTGGTTTTTCTCAGGATCTCGGTTTATATCGTACTGCCTCCAATCAACGGGAGGGTGAACTGTAATACTTTCGTGTTGGTAGTTTAGTTTCTCTTTCGCCGCCTCTGAATTATAAACGATATACTGAGGCCTGTCCGCTAGTTCGATACTTGGGTAAACTGAATAATTATGAATCAAGTGGACCACAGGCTTCTTAAACACCCTTGCTAGCCCTATTGTCTGTTGGGTGTAGTCTAGATGTGTCATCACTACATCACTCCATGCGAATAGCGTCTCTGTTAAATTCTGCTCAGGAGGGAAAACGTCTATACCTTCATAGCAGTAGATGTTTTCAATCTTGTAATGATTCGCCTGCCACAGTAAAACCCTTACCTCGTGTCCTTTGCTTTGGAGGTACTTGTTCATCGCGTGAATCATCCCTTCAGCTCCGCAGTTATGCTTTGGCGGGTATAAGTGTATTGAGCAAAGTATTCTCATTTGATATATTCCATTACGATCATCATATAACCCATATCATCCTTAGTACCGTCTTTAACAACATGAAAGCCATGTGCCTGAAATTCAAATGCAGTCCATAGGCTCTTATGTATCTCTAGTTCGTTACCATACGCTGCACCTTGTTCTATCCACACTGCCGGCGTAACAATCACAAACAAACCCTTTTCGTTTAGTCTTTCCTTCGCCCTAGTAATCACCTCAACACCTTCATCTTTTGTGAAGTGTTCTATCACATCTGTCATGAGAATACAATCCCATTTCCTGTTATCCTTTTCAAAGAACTCCTTAATAGTACACTCGTGAACTTTATCGTAACAGCTCCAAAGTGGAGAGCGGTAGTTAAACCCTTCTACACCTTCTAACTGTGTGTTGTAATTCACTCCGTTGTCTAACCAGTTTCTAACACCTGCGCCGTTTATTCCATGCCCTATGCCTAAGTCTAATACCGTCTTAGGGTTGTTCATTAGAATAAGCCTTATTGTATCTCTAAAGGCGGAATAGCTACCGATGGGCAAAGTCTTTAGTTTTAGGTAGTTTAAAAAGAGGGAGGTTACGGCCTCCCCCTTTATTAATTAAGAAACTGAACCATAGATGGCAGAAGTTGGTTGGAAGCTCAACAGCTCAACCCTTGCCTCACACCTATAAGTCACAAGGTTCTTGGTGAAGTCATCCTGATCGGTCTCAGTGCTTCTCACGCTCAAACCTGAAGCCTGTGCAATAGCAAAAGCCTGACGGTTGAATACGTAAATCCTACCAGTAGGAATAGCCTGATGCGGGATCAATGGAATACCTGCTACCCTAGTTTCACCACTCGCACCGATGGTGATACCACCAGGGACAGAGTATGAACCATTTGAAGGCAGCGTATTCAACACGTTAGCCCATGCAGCATAAGTGGTAAGGATCGTATCGGCCTGTCCCAAACCGAGTGCGCCATGCTGTGCCAAGTAGTCAATGATACGTGGAGCTGCACCAGTTGAAGATGTAGAACCACCAGTGGCATTAGCTGTGATCGTTGCCATGAACCTGTTATCTACCGCCCTGTTCCAATCTTCCAACAGTGAGCTAGAAAGATAAGACTGAAGGAAAGGAAGATCCTGAAGCATCTGGCGAGATACCTTAGCGTAACCAGCGATGAAAGGAACAGAGGTGTTAACCATTGTCACATCGTAGTCAACGAAAGGCTTAGCTGATCCTTCAGTTTGCGCACCGAATGAACCTTCACCAACGGGGTTGTTACCACGCGGGAATGTTACGTTACCAGTCGCAGTAGGGATGATCCTAAACACATCATACAGGTGAGGTGAAAAGTAAGAACGCATGATGGGATTCTCTACATACGACAAAACGCTAGTACCTGTCAATCCACCGTAGTTACCAATAGCTCCGAGTGTCATTACACCAACGGCCTTAGAATCCTGAAAGGGTGTTTCAGATTTGATCTTGTCAAAGTTAGATCCGATGATGTCGATCATTGCGCTGGTCAATGCTTTCTGGCGGTTTGCACCGATAGCCTCAGCTTCGATGTTGGCCTTTAGCTTGCCATTAGATGCAATCATTTCGTCCACCTTTGCCTTTACCTCGGCAAGTGTTTCGTTTTTCTTTACCGCATCTTCGTTAAGTTGCGCTACCTGTGCAGCGTGCTTTTGGTCGAGTGCTGCGAACTCGCTTTTTACTTGCTTCTCAATGTTAGAGAGGCCGTCCTTAATCAGGACATCGAAATTTTCCATTCTTGTAAAGATTTTAGTGAATGATTTAATGTTTCATTCACAGCTTCTTTACTCTGCTTTGGCTGCTCCAATGCCTGCGCTGTTGGAGTGCTACTCATCGTTTCAATTATCTGTGCTAGTTGCTTTATTTGGAGTATACACAACTCTATTGTTTCGTCTGTAGCGTCTGTGTTAGCTACAAACTTTTCAAAGGCTTTAACCCTTGAGGCTAATGCTTCTACCTTACTCATGCCTTTCATCTCCAACAAGGGAGTAAACTCATTCGCGCCCCAGCTTGTAAGTGATGAACCTTCGTAAAGCTTTACATTAGTGATATTGTTAAAACCGTCTCCCTTTCTTCTGTCTGTAGGAGTAAGGTCATTAAACCCTATCGAATGTTCCTTAATTAGGTCGCTCTCTACCATCTTTATGAAGTCCCGGCCAAGGTCATGTTTACCTATCTGTGAGCGGTAGAATAACCCGTATTCGTCCTCTTTAAGTTCGAGTATCTTGCCCAAAGGTTTCCCGGGATCATGGTTCAAAAGGTGCTTAATACGTCCCTTTGGCATCCAGTCCTGAATAGAACGGTCAAACGCTCCTTTGTGAATAATATCACCGTCAGCGTCTTTTATGTTGAATGCTGCGAAGTAGCCAGTAACAATGCCTTCCTTACGGTCAACATCCTTAACTTCTAGTTCCAGCGTTTTGTAATTGTATATCATATTGTACCCCATTTCATATGTTCTTCCATTTTCCTAAGTGGAACGGAATTTGGCCTATACCACTTAAAAACCTTCATAAACATTCTCCATTGATAAGCCTTAGCCTTATCCCTATTTAATATCCTAATCCGCTTCCTCATCTTCTTATTAACCTCCCGTTGTTATCTCTTTTTGGTTCAAATGCTATTGTACATCTACAGTTAATCGTAAACTCCTTTGGTGCATCTGCATCCCCTGGTTGTTGTGCATTCGCTGCCT